CGAGCGCGTATCTGTCACAGCAAAGACACGTGGTCTACAAGCATCCTACACAATGGAACTTGCACAAGACCTCAAGGCAATTCACGGTCTAGACGCAGAAACAGAATTGACAAATATTTTGTCAACAGAAATTCTTGCAGAAATCAACCGCGAAGTTGTTCGTACAGTCTATGCTACAGCAAACGTTGGTATCACAGGTGCTGCTACAGCAGCAATGAACCTATCGTCTTCAGACGCAACACTTGGTACATCAGGTCGCTGGCAGGTTGAGAAGTACAAGTCACTTCTATTCCGCATCGAACAAGCTGCTAACAAGATCGCGAAGGATACACGTCGTGGTAAGGGCAATCTCCTCATCGTTTCAACCGATGTGGCATCAGCTCTCGCAATGACAGGTCTTCTTGACTATAACTCAGCACTATCAAACAACACCAACCTAACTGTTGACGATACAGGCAATACCTTCGCAGGTACGCTATTCGGACGCATTAAGGTCTATGTTGATCCATATTCTGTAGCAAGTTCAGACTATGTCGTAGTCGGATACAAGGGCAGCTCACCATATGACGCTGGCTTGTTCTACTGCCCATACGTTCCTCTACAGATGGTACGTGCTATCGACCCAGACAACTACCAGCCAAAGGTTGGATTCAAGACTCGCTACGGCATGGTCGCAAATCCATTCGCACAAGGCTCAGGAAGCGGTACAATCGCATCAGGCGAGAACTACTACTACCGTAAGTTTGCTGTGTTGAACATCAACCAATAATAATTTGCCAAATTAAAAATAATAATAAGGCAATGTGACTAAGAGGGGAGACGAAAGTCTCCCCTTTTTTTATACTAAATAAATTTAGAACAGTTCAGTTTACGGAATTTTCATGACAGCACTAAATCGAAATCCATCAAATATAGATTTGCTACAAAGCACAAAATTTCGTGTTACATTTACTAGATTACCTGGACTCACGTATTTTTGCAATAGCGTAAATTTGCCTGGGATTTCATTAACAGAAATTCCAATGCCTACTCCATTTGTAGACTTGTATTTGCCTGGAGAAAAGGCAGTATATGATACGTTTAATCTTACATTTTTAGTTGATGAAAATCTTCGCGGATGGACTGAAATTCATGACTGGATTAGAGGCGCAACGTTCCCAACAAATTTCGAAGAGTATGTAAATCTTGCGCGTACAAATCCATCACCAAATATTCGTGCAATTCAAACACGTCCACCAGTCTATACTGACGCCACACTAACAATTTATTCTAGCAAAAACAATCCAAATTTTAGAGTAAAATTTATTGACGTATTCCCAACTACAGTTGGATCGCTTTTGTTCTCAGCAAGCGATAGCGCAGAAAACATCATTACTGCAGATGTCACATTCAGATTCTCATACTATAACTATGAGAGACTTAAAGAAGTTGGTGTTGCTGAACCTGGTGCCGCTTAACGCTCGACATAGTCTATTATATAGAAGCATTAGTTTATAGTCAATTTATTGCATTGACTTGCTTTATGAGGCAACATATAGTATATTAATCGTTTGATTAACTATCTTATTTGTTTATGGCAATCGAAACACCTCCTCTTGAAAAGATTATTGAACAATGGGAAAAGGACTCAGACGTTGATGCGACTGAGCCAGGCAAAGAGATCATTCGTATTCCGTTGTTACACAACAAGTATAACAAATATTTGTCACTGCATAATCTATCTGCAAAGAAAGCAGCAATAGAATATGATCGCATGAAAAAACTCAAATGGATGTACTACAATGGCAAACTAGACCAAGAAGAATTAGATAAACTTGGTTGGGAACCATTCAGATTTACATTGAAGTCAGATATACAAGTTTATCTTGATGGCGATGATGACCTCAATAAACTCAAAAGAAAAAAATCCTATCACGAAGAAACCGCCAAGTTTTGCGAAAACGTGATGAAAGAACTCAATTCTAGGACATATCAACTAAAAGCGTATATGGATTGGGAACGATTCATTCAAGGTGCTCGTTGATGTGTGATGTGAAAATTGAAAAGATCAATAACATCTATGTGCAAATTAATGCCGATAATGGCATTTTGCAAGAGATGTCAGAATTCTTTACATTTTCAACTCCAGGTTATCAATTTTCACCAGCATTTAAAAATAAATACTGGGACGGAAAGATTCGACTGTTAAATCTAAATACAAGGCAAATCTATCTTGGTCTTGTACCGTATATTAAAAAGTTTTGCAAGGACAGCAATTATACCTGCGAGTATATCGATGAAGAAAAGGAAATCTACCCGATTGACACGAAAAATTTGGCAAGTGCTTTATCACTTCCAATGGAGCCGAGAGATTATCAGTATCTCGCTTCTAGCGTCGGACTTACGAAGAAAAGAACTGTACTCATTTCACCTACAGCGTCAGGAAAATCATTAATCATCTATATGATGATTCGCCACCTGTTGAACACAGGTAAGAAGCGCGGATTGCTGATTGTCCCTACGATCAATCTCGTCACTCAGATGCATAGTGACTTCAAGAACTACTCATCTGTCAATGGATGGGATGTAGAGAAATACTGTCAGAAGATTTATGGTGGCGAGAGCAAGATACCTGATAGCGATCTTGTAATATCAACTTGGCAATCAATCTACGAGATGCCAAAGAAATACTTTGCGCAGTTTGATTTTATCATCGGTGACGAAGCACATACATTCAAAGCCAAGTCACTGACTTCTATCATGACCAAACTCATCAACTGTGATGTGCGTATTGGCACGACAGGTACACTTGATGATAGCAAAGTAAATAAGTTAGTTCTTGAAGGATTGTTTGGTCCAACGTTCAAAGTTATTTCCACCAAAGAACTCATTGAACGTAAACAACTCGCAAATTTTAATATCAAGTGTATAGTGTTAAAATATCCTGAGATAGTTTGTAAAACGATCAAAGGATTTGCTTATCCAGACGAGATGAATTTTTTGACTCAACACGAAGGTCGAAATCGTTTTATCACTGATCTTGCACTAAACCTTAAAGGTAATAGTTTAGTTTTATTTACTTATGTAGAAAAACACGGTAAACTATTATATGAATGGATAACTGAAAAAGCAAATGGTCGAAAGGTATTCTTTATTCATGGTGGAGTTGAAGCAGAAGATCGCGAAGCAGTGAGACATATCACTGAACAAGAAAACGATGCGATTATTGTAGCGAGTTATGGAACGTTCTCAACGGGCGTTAATATCCGTAACCTACATAATATTATATTCTCTTCACCAACAAAGAGTAAAATTCGAGCATTGCAGTCTATCGGTCGTGTATTGCGTCTAGGTGAAAACAAAGAAGCAGCCACGTTGTACGATATCGCTGATGATCTGCGTTATGGACCTCATACAAATTTTACATTGAAACATTATGAGGAAAGAGTGAAGATCTATAGCGAAGAGAAATTTCCTTTCACAACCATCAACGTAAGGATAAATTAATGTCAGAAGAATCAGAAGAATACAAACCAAAGGGTGAATTGCGATTTATTCGCTTCCGCTCCATGCCTGACGACATCATTGGATATGTAACATACAAACAAGACTACATTACAGTAGAGTTGCCATTACGAATTGAGATTGAAACTATTTTTGATGAAGGTCGACAAATTCTTGCTATGCAAGAATATCTTCCTCAATCAGTTGTCAATATTAAAGAAGTAGAATTTTACATGGAAGAAGTATTATTTGCAACTCCTGTTAAACCAGAATTCGTTGAGCAATATGAATATGTTGCTGACTTCTTCTATAATAATGAGCATAAACTAAAAGATATTAAGAAAAAACGAACAATGACTACAGACCCTACACAAGAAAATGTAGATAAAGTTGTTTCTATACTAGAAGCATTACAATCAAAGAAGGACAAACCAGTACACTAATATGGCAAAAAATCACTATATCAATAACAAAGATTTCCTGAAGGAAATGACTGCATATCGCACAGCCATTCGCAAGGCAAAGAGGCTCGGTCAACCGAAACCACAAATTCCTCGGTATGTTGCTGAGTGCTTTATGAAGATTGCTGAAAACCTTTCACACAAACCTAATTTTTTGTCATATACTTTTAGGGACGAAATGATTGCTGACGCAATCGAAAATTGTGTCATGTATGTCGATAATTTTGACCCAGCAAAATCTAGCAATCCATTTGCTTATTTCACTCAAATAGTATATTATGCATTCTTACGTCGCATTCAGAAAGAAAAAAAGCAACTGTATGTAAAGTACAAGTCTACAGAAACTGCTGGTATTCTTGATGAGTATGAACTCAATGAAAACGAAGATGGTACTTTTAGGCAGTTTGAGTTGTACGAAAACATTTCAGAGTTTATTGTCAACTATGAAAATGCTCGGAAACAAAAGAAGGCGAAGCGCGAAGGATTGGAGAAATTTGTAGATGAAGATAGCAATATTGGGTGATACTCATTTTGGTATGAGAGGTGACTCGATCGCCTTTCATAATCATTATCGTGAGTTTTATACTAAACACTTTTTCCCATATTTGGTGCAAAATGGAATTACCACCATCTTTCAGTTGGGTGACTTGTTTGATCGTCGCAAGTACATCTCTTTTCAGTCTCTTGCTCTTTGCCGCAAGTATTTTTTTGATGAATTACTTCGGCATGATTTAGAGATGCATACGTTGCTCGGCAACCATGACATCACATTCAAGAATACACTTGAAGTTAATTCTCCAGAGTTACTGCTCAAAGACTATCCAAATGTTGTAGTTTACAACGAACCAACTTCATGGCAAGGAATTGATATTATTCCTTGGATCTGTAAAGATAACGAAGCAGAAATTTTAGACTTTATCAAACGCAGCACCAATCATGTTTGCTTTGGTCATTTTGAACTGCAGGGGTTTGAAATGGATCGCGGGAATATTTGCCATGAAGGCATGGATCCTGCTACGCTACAAAAATATGATCTAGTAATGTCAGGACATTTTCACCACAAGAGCAACAGTGGCAGCATTGTATATGTTGGTACT